TGATTGTCTCCTCCGTCATGTTCGCGGTATATTTCCCGGTGCCCTTGAGGGCGGTGACGCACTTGGCCCAGGAGTCCTTGGTGAAGGTGGAGGTGATCGAGTCGACGAACATGGAGGCCATGCGCCACTTCCAGATCGTCTTGCCCATGCGCTGGGCGACGGTCATGGAGGGCAGGTTCATCTGGGCGGTAGGCATGATGGCGTGCTGGTAGCCTCCGCCCCAGGCGGCGGGCGTGTCTATCCCAAGGCCGTAGGCGTAGGAGAGGAGAAAGTCCTGGGCCTTCGCCTTGTTGAAGGTGAGGTTCATGGAAGACTCTGCGCCGAGGTTGTAGACGATGTCGGGCTCTTCCATCCCCGTCAACTCGCCCGCGTCTGTCTCGCGCTTGGGCGTCAGGACCATCAGGTCGCCCTGGTCGACCATCATGGTGTGGGAAAGGGCCTGCTCCGTGTTAAGGGCCGTCTCCTGCAAAAGCAGGGAGACGGCGAGGAGGTTAAAATCGGGCTTGTAGATGCGCTGGGTGTCATAGCTCATGGGTCACCTCTCTTTTTTGTTCAAGGTTCAATGTTCAAGGTTCAAAGTTGCCCCCTTTGGGGGCGTTAAAACCATTCAAGGTTCCATGTTCAACGTTCAATGTTAAATTCCTCTCTTTCCTCAACTTTGAAACTTGAACCTTGAACATCTCTATGCTCCTTGCTCGGCACCCGGCGCTTCCTGACCCGTCGCTTTCGTCTCGGGCGTAGGAGGCGGCGGAGGAGGCTCCGGGGCTGCCCCCGCTCCCTGCTCCATGCTCCGTGCTCCCTGCTGCTTTTGCTGCCCCTGCTCCTTGCTCTCTGCTCCATGCTCCATGCTTCCGTCAGGGGGATCGGGCACCTGCTCGAAGCGGCGGGCCTCTTCGGGCGGGATATCGGCCGGCGCGTATGTCCGGTCGAGATGGTACTGCCTGTTGGCGAAAGGTCCGTCGACGACCCGGAAGTTCTCCTCGTTGGCTTTGAGCCTGTAGCGCGTCTCCATCTGCTATCCTCCCGGAATGTCCCGCAGGGCGTCTATCTCGACGCTCTTAACGAGAAAATAGACGGGGGCCTGCGTGCCCTCGTCGTTGATCGCATCTGCCGGTCTTATGTCCTGGACGCCGTCCGGGAATACCCCCGAGATGCGGAAAGAAAGGAGGGCGTTCTCGATCAGCTCCTCGAAGGCCATCAACTGCGACTGCGCGGCGTACGGGTCCTTCTGCTGGAAGCCCGCGTAGAGCATGGCCGTGTACGCTTCCTCGATTTGAAAATCCATGTAGCGCCCCGGCACCTTCTTCGGGCAGGTGAGCAGGCAGATCGGCAGATCGGCCGTCGATATCTCCACCCTGCGGCGGAAGGTGCGCAGGACAGTGAGGGCCTTCCCCCACGCGGCCTGGCAAAAGGCGGAAAGGGGGGCGTCCGACCCGAGGGCCGTAACTACGGCGTCAAGCGCCGGGTTGATGCTGGTCATCGCTGCCCCGGCAGCGAGCAAGGAAGCATGGAGCCCGCGCCTCCGGCGCTCTGGAGCATGGAGATGTTCAAGGTTCTATGTTCAATGTTCAATGTTGCCCCCTTGGGGCGTTCAAGGTTCGAGGTTCAAGGTTCAATGTTAAATTCCTCTCTTTCCCCAACTTTGAACCTTGAACCTTGAACATCCGTAAGCCTTGAACCTTGAACCCTGAACCTTGAACATCATTACTGCGCGGCGTTCGCCTGATCGGTGATTGCCTTGAGCGCATCCGCCGTAGGGGCTGCCGCAAGCTGGTCTTTCAACGTCTGGTTTTCGGCCTTGAGCGCGTTGAACCTTGCGATCAAGCCCTGTACTGCCTGAGTTAATTCGTCCATGATATATGCCCTCCTATTGGGTTTGGTTTACTGCGTCCGTAAGCGCTTTCATCGCCTGGTCGGCGGGAGCGGCGGGAGCGGCCGGTATGGCCGGCTGCTTAGGCTGCGCCCACATCTCGATGAGATCCCGGACCTTGTCCGTCTTCACGCTCGGGTGATAGATCGCGATGATCTTGAGGATGAAAAGGACGGCGCCGGGGATTGCCGCCATGAACAACGAATAGTTGGCTGCCACGTAGCCCATCCACTGGTTTGTAAAGAGGGCCGGTAAGGCCGCTACGGGTGGCATGGGACTACACCGGGTCCGTCGGCACGGCGGCCTGGGCTTGCTGTATCTGCGCGATGAGCTGGGCCTGCGTCTCGGCGGTCAGGTTCTTGTTGTTCTGGATCTCCGTTACTATGGCCTGTGTCAACTGCACAAGCCCTCCCACTGCGATTGCTAAGGTTGCCGGATCCATAATACGGTCCTCCTTTAAAGTGCCCCGAAGGGCTTAAAACGCATAGTCCATGCTCGACGATGCCGTATTGTTGATGATGTCGAGCTTGATGGTAATGAATTGCGTGCGCTGGTCCTCTCCTACCTCCGCTTCCTTAAGAGCCTGGACGAGCGCCTTCAATTCGGGAGAGAGGATCACCATTCTCGCCAAGGCGTTTAGCGCATCGCTGTACTTCATCACCGCCGCTCCGTCCATTCACTTCACCCCTTGAATAAACGTTGCTACCTGGGTCACGAGCGCCGCGAGTTGCATAGTCAGTGTCCCGATGTTGGCCTGAATCTGGCCCTGCTTCGCCGCGTCGGTCGTCTCGATGGCGAGTATGAGCGCGTCGCCGAGGGCCTTGTAGGCCGTCACCGCCTGGGCGTAGATCGTGTTGAACTGCGCCTCCTGCGCCGCGCTGAGCTTCCCTGCCGCCTTCAGTGCCACGGCGCTTGCATGGACCTGGGAGAGCACGGAGCCCGTCGCCTGGTAGGAAGTGACGGCTACGCTCTCCGTCTGCTGGGTCGTCGCGCACGCCGAGAGAAAAGCCATGCTAAAAACGATGAGCACGAACACTGCACAAAATCTAAATAGTCTCATAAATCCTCCTATAGTTTGATGGGCGGCCCGAAGATCGCCAATTTTGAAAGGTCGCCCGGTGTCAGAATATCCCCCTGGATTCCGTAACATCTTTGAAGCATTTCCGAGCATACGGTATTCTTGGGATTAATTTTTACCCGCTCCACGGCCAGCTTGAAAAGGTCCGTGTAGTCGTAACTCATGCCGAGGAATTTCAGGGCACAAAGCCCTATCTCGTGTCGCTTGGCTTCGTATTCGGGCTTCAGCGGAAAGACCGTACACTTCTTCGTCTCCCTGGCCAGCTTCCCGGCGAGGTCATACATCACAACGCCCGTTGCTTCGGCCTCCACGGTGAGAACAATGTCAGGGTATTCCGAAAAGACCATCACCATCCCGGCATGACAATACTCGCTGTGCGAGAGCTTTTCTATTGCTTCGGACAAGAGGTCTTTGCCGCTGTAGAGAAGGCAATCGCCAGCCCGAAGGGTGGATTTAATGCGGTTGAAGGTTGTAAGGTCCATCACTTCTCCTCGCTACGCTCGAAGCAGCATGGAGCACGCTCGCTGTGCTCGCTCTGGAGCATAGAGCATAGAGCAGAGAGCAAAAGGCCGTTCAAGGTTCGGTGTTCAATGTTAAAACCCCGTCTGTTTTTAAACCTTGAACCCTGAACCTTGAACATCTCTATGCTCCATGCTGCCTTTGCTGTTCTATCGCCCGCGATAGAACAAATGCTTGCCGATCTGCGCCGGCGATGCCGGCTGCAACTTGTCCGCCCAGGAAGGCTTCGGGCTGCCCTGGGCGTAGTACATGAAAACGTCGCCGGTCGAGAAGGGGCTCGGGATCCTGCCGGCCCAGACATCCCGGAAAACCGCGAGACACTGAAAGAGTGCGCCGGCGTCTGCGGGGCCCCACTTGAACGGCGTGAGGACGTGCGTCTTCGGGTCGGCAAAGGCGTCGAAGTTCTGGGCGATGGCCCGGGCCTTGAGATACTCGGGGTTGTCGACCGAGAGGTAGCAGCTGAAGGCCGCCTGGTGAAAGCAGACCGTAGCCACGTCGTTGCCCTGAAAGCTCGGATGGTCGACGCGGTTCTTGACTACCCAGGCCACGGCGACTTTGCCTTCCGTGCTCTCCCCGCCGGCCTCGAGGAAGACCGTCTCCCCGCCGATTCGGTCCGCAGAAAGCGCATGGAAGTATTTCATATCTTCCGGTCTCATAACGCCTCCGGCGTTAGCATGGAGCAGAGAGCATGGAGCAGAGAGCGTGGAGCTTTAAAAACTCTATGCCCTATGCTTTCTTTGCTCTTTGCTGCGCCTTTGGCGCGGGCTCCATGCTCTATGCTGTCTCTGCTGTCTCTGCTGCTTCTCGCGTCGGAGGGTTTCATTTCGTTAACCTCTGCAGTACCTTGTCTATCTTGCCGTCGAGCTTCTCCAGGCCGTCTTTCATATCCTTTCTCAGTTCCCCTACCTGGCCGACCCAATTACCCTTACATTCTGTGCAAGTGTCCTTAAACACGACCTTAGCTTCCATTTTCTCTTTCCACTCCTCCAGGGCCTCGACCTTAACCTTGAGGATGTTAATGGTGATCAGAGATCCTATTGCCCCGCCAAAGATTGCTACGAGAAAACCAACCGCTATTTCTACGATCAC